TGATGAGATATTCTATGCTTCATGTATACCAGACGCTATAGCTATTAGTAACAAAGTCTACATAGACTGTGATGAAAGATTAGAAACATTATTTAAACGTAGCTTCCCTAATGCAGAAGTTCATGGAACACGTAAGGCAGATGAGGTTGATTGGGTAAATGACGCTAATATTAATGCAAGATGCGCAATTGGTGGAATACCTCAGTTTTTCAGGACAACAAATAAATCTTTTCCTGGCACTCCTTTTCTAGTACCTGATAAAGATAAGGTTGAGATGTGGAAAGCCATGTTTAAACCATGGGGTAAAACAGTCATAGGTATTACTACTAAAGGTGGTACGTTTAGAACTAACGCTAAAGGTCGTGTTCTTACAGAAGAAGACTTACAGCCACTATTAAGACGCAAAGATATACAGTTAGTTAGCTTAGATTATAGCGTAGAAAGCAAAATTGAAGGCATTAAGTACCTAGAATTAGCATCTGACGCAAAAGATTATGATGATACAGCAGCTCTTATAGCAGCTTGCGATATGGTTTTAGGGGTCAATACTACAGCCTTACATTGTAGTGCTGCTATGGGCGTTAAAACATGGTGCTTAGTACCTAAATATCACCAATGGAGATATGCTCAAGTAAGTATGCCTTGGTATAGACACATGAGACTAATTTACCAAGACGATAGAACATGGAAAGAAGTGATTGAGCAACTTAATCTCTAACGAATATAGAGAAATGCAGTCTAAACTGCATGAGAACCCTGACTATGGGATAGCAAGTACGTTCTTTGCACCTATTGTTGATGATGTTATACAAAGTTTTGGTATTACAAGCCTATTAGATTACGGTGCAGGTAAATGTAGACTAAGAGACAGCATTAAGTCAGAAGTAATTTACACTCCCTATGAACCTAGTAATCCATTATGGAGTCAAACACCAGAACCAAACGAATTTGTAACATGTATAGACGTTCTTGAACACATAGAACCTGAATTACTAGATAACGTGCTAGATGATTTAAAAAGAGTAGTAGACAAATACGGACTATTTACAATACATACTGGTCCAGCAGTAAAAGTTCTGCCTGATGGTAGAAACGCACATCTTATACAACAACCTTTAGAGTGGTGGAATAAGCATTTAAACACTCGCTTTACTATTACTAAACAAGTAAAGATAGATAACGGTTGTATCGTATTAGTTAAAAAACAATAAGGATTAATAATGGCATTTACAAACTATACCAGTTTCGTGACTGTGGTACAGAATTACCTTGCACGAACAGATTTAAGCGCACAGATACCTGACTTCATTCAGATGGCACAATATAGAATGACACGTGACCTTAAAACTGAAAAGATGTTAAAAGTTGCAACTGCAACATCTACAGGTGGTGATGGCACTATTTCATTCCCTACAGATTTTTTAGAGATTAGAGATATTCATATTAAAGGTAATCCACCGATAAGATTAGAATATCAAACACCTGACTTGTTCTTCCGTAATGGTCAAACAACATTATCAGGTTTACCACATTACTACACAATGTTAGGTACAGAATTTCAGTTTGCTCCAATATTTGACTCAACTATGACTGTTCAAATTCTTTACTATGCTCAACCTACATTTATTTCTACAATAACATCAAGTAACTTGTATTTAGCAAATTATCCTGATGCTTTATTGTATGCAACATTGGCTGAAGCAGAACCATATTTAATGAATGACGCAAGAACAGCAACATGGTCATCATTATATGACCGAGCAATAGCAAACATTAAGACAAACGATTTGGGTAGCACATATCCATATACTTCACTAAACGTAACACCACGATAAGGAAATCATCATGGCAGAAATGAGTAATTACTTAGAGAACGCACTTTTAAATGGCACTCTAAATGCAACCACTTTTACAGCACCAGCAGCAGTTTATGTAGCTTTATTTACAACAGACCCTACAGACGCTAACACAGGTACAGAAGTTAGCACATCTGGTACTGGCTACTCTAGAACTGCGGTAACATTTGCAACTGCATCTGGTACATCTGGTTCTGTAGCTTCTAATGCAGACTGCACATTCCCACAAGCTACAAGCTCATGGGGTACTGTAGGTTGGATTGGCATTATGGACGCTTCAACTGCTGGCAATCTTTTATATCATACAGCATTAGACGTAAGCAAAACTATTGACTCTGGCGATATTTTTAAAATCGCATCAGCTTCATTGACAGTAACATTAGCTTAGGGATAAATCATGGCTCTAGTCGTTAAAGACAGGGTACGAGAGAATAGTACAACCACAGGCACAGGAACATTTACCCTTTCAGGTGCAGTTTCTGGCTTCCAAACATTCTCAAGTGCTATAGGTAATACCAACACTACCTATTATAGTATTGTAAATAATACAGAATGGGAAGTGGGTATCGGAACGGTTGGAGCAGGAACATTAGCTAGAGATACAGTATTATCTTCATCTACTGGAAGTAAAATATCATTTACATCAGGTACTAAAGATGTATTTTGTACTTACCCTGCTGGTCAATCTATTTATTATAATGACTCAACTAAAGTAGCAGTAACTGGCGGAGCTATTTGGGAAAATACAAATACTATTGCGTCAAGCTACACCATTTCAACAAATACCAATGCTATGAGTGCAGGCACAGTTACCATTAATAGTGGAGTAACTGTTACAGTCCCAACTGGCAGCAGATGGGTAATCGTTTAGGAAAATACTATGCCAAAAAATAAAATTAGCGAATACAGTTCTACTCCCGCTAGTAATACAGATATAGGTGGGATTAACATTGCAGAAGGTATGGCACCAAGTGATGTTAATAATGCTATCAGAGAGCTTATGGCTCAACTTAAAGACCAACAAGCTGGAACAGATGGTGATAACTTTACAGTCGGTGGAAACTTAGCTGTTACAGGAACGTCTACTGTTACAGGTGCAAGTACATTTACAGGAGCAGTTACTGTTGATAACTTAACTGTTAATGGTAGCTTTTCTACAGACGATACATTATCTATCGCAAATAAATTAGCTATATCAAGAACAAACTTTGTAGGTACAGGTGCAATTGCAGGTACTACACTCACCATTACTGTAGCAACAAGCGGTGCTTTATACATTGGTTCATTATTGACTGGTACAGGCGTTACTGCAGGCACTACAATTTCAGCATTTTTAACAGGCACAGGTGGAGTAGGTACATATACTGTAAGTACTTCACAAACAGTATCTAGCACAGCCATTACAGGCACAGTTAATGATGCTACATTAGCAGTAACATCTACAGATGCTATTCTTGTCCCTGTTGGCACAACCACACAAAGACCATCTACAGGTGTTGAAGGATATATACGTTATAATTCTACATTAGACCGATTTGAAGGATATGCTAATAGTGCATGGGGTCAATTAGGTGCAGGTGCAACAGGTGGTGGTGCAGATAATGTATTTGTTGAAAATAGCTTAACAGTCACTACAGACTATACAATTACTGCTGGTAAATCAGCTTCATCTACAGGTGATATTACAATTAATAGCGGTGTTACAATAACAATTCCATCTGGTAGCAGATGGGTCATACTATAAGGAAAAATCATGGCAGGTACAGTCATAGCAGATAATTTACAGGCGGCAGCTACAAGTACGCTTGTAATTAAAAATGGTGTAGCAAACACACCGCCAACTATTCAAGATAGTGCAGGAACAGAAATAGGCACATTTTGTCGTGCTTGGGTAAACTTTGATGGCACAGGTACATTTAGCCCAAACCCTAGCACAACTAAAATTAGAGCTTCATTTAATGTAAGTTCTATTACTGATAATGGAACAGGTGATTACACAGTAAACTTTACCAATGCTATGCCTGATATAAATTACTCATTTGCTGGTAATTCAAGTCAGGATGTAGGTACAGGTACTGGTGGTGCATTTGTTGTTAATCAAGGAGCTACAACTCCTACAACATCTGCTTTTAATTTGCGAGTCCATAGAAGTGCTGTTGCATATGCAGACTCTGCATATGTTTCTATCGCATTTTTTAGATAAGGAAAAAAAATGAAAGTAATAATTTTTGATAACGGCAATGGAGTTTCAGTAGTTTATCCTACTAGCGAATTGTCTATAGAAGATGTACAAATAAAAGATTGTCCTCAAGGCACTATCATTGATGACTCAACACTACCTAGTCGTGACTTCCGTAACGCTTGGGAATTAGTAGACGAAGCAGTAGCTGTAAACTTTGCTAAGGCTCAAGACTTAACTAAGGCTAGACTTCGTGCTGAACGCACTCCATTACTAGAAGCTCAAGATGTAGCATTTCAACGTGCTTTAGAAAATAGTAGCGATACAAGTGCTATCGTAGCTGAGAAACAAAGACTTCGTGATATTACAAACCAAGTAGACACAGCAACAACACTAGATGAATTACTTACTTTAAACTGTGATAAGCCTGTAGCTGAACAACCTGTAGTTGAACCTACAGTAGAAGGAGAAGAAAATGGCGTCAATTAATATAGCTGGAGATACGAGTGGTACGCTTACACTA